AATTTTGGAACTCAACAGTATTGTATGTTGCTGTTCCTGTGATGCTTAAATCTGTAAATTCACTTGAGAATGTTACGCCACCACTTCCATCAGTTTGTAAAAACTGTCCAGCAGTACCATCTGCACTAGGTAATGTGTATGCGTTGTTTACAGTAACATTACCTTGGAATACAGCATCTTTTGTTGTTTGATCAAATGTAACTGCTGTACCGCTATCACCGTTGGTAGAAAGTATCAAATTAGCATTTGAGAATATTCTAAAGTCGCCACCACTGTTATCAAACGCACCCACATTGGTCATTCTCAAACCAGTGCCGTTTTCATTAATTCTTAATGTGTCGACACCTGTAAGTGTTGCGTTACCGCTGAATGTTGTTGTATCACCTTGTACTTTAAATACTTCTGAACTGTTGTTTGCGTTGTAAACTTTGAATATAGGATCAGTGCCAGTGTTGTTATCTCTAACACGTAATTGTGTGCCTGTTCCATTTGAATGTTTTAAATCTAAATATGCGCCGGAGTATTGTAGGCTTGGGTTGGTTCCTAGTCGTAAACTGCCGTTTACAAATAGTTTTTCGTTTGAACTTGTAGAACCGATACTAACAGTATCGTTGCTACTATCTACAAATAATGTACCGTTATCTACATTTAATGATTCTAGAGTTGCACCAATGCTTTTCCAAGATCCGTCATACACCTCTATAGTGGCGTTTGCACTATTGAACCATATATCACCTGTTGAAAGATCAGTACTTGGTTGTGTTCCTGTAGATAATTTAGTGCCAGATGATTTACCAATCTGGAACTCAGATTTAGTTGTACCTTTGAAATTTCCAAAAATTGCCATTAAATTTTTCCCCGGTCAGTTCAATATTTGTAAAAACATTGTCAGTGTGAAGCCACACTGTCTTGCCGTTATAAGTATTTATCTGATTGTATTAGACAACTACTTCTATAACGCCTTCTGACGGGGATTCTAGATTTTGTAATGCTTTTCCTACTACACAACTTGCACCAACAAAATGAGGATCTGTACTTGCTTTGGCAAATCCTGGTCTGTCTGATGTTACTAGCACATCGCCTTTCTTAACTGGGCCTATCACTTTACATGGTACTCTACCACGTAGTGCTACATACTGTCCATCTGCTTCTGAATTCATCATGTATGCAGGATCTGTTGATATAACGCCTGCTACTCTGTGGTCGTTTTCTTGACTGGTTACTGTGATTTCCTTTTCGCCACCGAACACAACTACTGTGCCCGCTTCGTAATTGCTGTCTGATTCATATTTTTCTGCTAAGTCAGCGTATCGTGCTGAAGTTGCTGTACCACTAAACAAACCTGCTGTTACAGTGCCACTGAAAGTAGCCGCTGTCATACCTGTTAGTGTGGTGTCCAGGTTGAGTGTAACACCACCTGATGTGCCACCACCATTTAGGTTGGTGCCTGCTGTTACACCAGTAATATCACCTGTTGTAGTTGAAAAACCATAACTTTCGATTTTATCAGCAATAGCTGCAGAGGTCATTAATGTTGTGTCATTATCTGCAAATGCTTCTGCACTTGTTGTTATCGCGCCGCCTGCAAATTCTGATACTGTTAAGCCACTTACATTAAGTGTAACTGTACCACCAGTTCCGCCACCACTTAAACCAGTACCTGCTGTAACACCAGTAATATCACCAGTTGTAGTTGAGTAGCCATAACTTTCAATTTTGTCTTGTACAGCCGCGGCTGTCATCAAAACAGTATCTGAATCACTAAATGCTTCTGAACTAGCTTGAATTGCCGCACCAGCAAAGTCTGCTACAGTGAGATCCGGTAGTCGGTCACTTGATAGTGTACCCGAATTAATTAATGTGGCACTAATGCTTGCACCTGTAATGGTACCACCGACTGCTATGTTGCCTACGCTTAATGTGTTAGTGCTTGGTACATAAGTTAGATTATCGTCGTGACGTAGTGCTTTGTTGCCACTACCATCACCGCCGTGGAATACCAATCTCTGTGTGCTTACATTGGTATTGTCTTCTGTTACATAGGCCTGCACTGCACTTGATGCACCAATGTTTAGTGCATCAACAAACGCTTTGTCAACTCTTGCATCAATTGCACTGTTTGCTCTTGCCGTTGTATGATAAAGGTTTGTGCCTTCAGATAAATCGGTTGTGCTAAACGCACTCATATCTACAGCAATATCGTCAGCATTTACAGTAATACCTGTACCTGCGCCAACATTAAGTGTAACTGCACCTGATGTACCGCCGCCAGTTAAACCTGAACCAGCAACAACACTTTCGATGTCAGCCGCATTATCATTTCTGATGGTTATAACATTGCCCACATTGGTAACTGTGATGTTTGTACCACCCTGAATGGTTACTGTTTCTCCACTAGTGATAGTGTCTGTACTACCACCACCTGAATCTGTTTGCAGTGTCCAACTGCCGTAATTGTCGCCAGTTGAGCTAATAACACCATTTACTAGTGTTATGCCGGTGCCTGCACTAAAGTGACTTCTAACTTCTGTTGCACTTGGTCCGTTATATGTAAACACACCTGTTGAGCTGTTATAGCCAAATGATCCATCACCGCCATTATCTGCAGCTGAGAAGAAACCTCTAATTTCAGCAATGTCTGCTGACAATGCACCAGTACTGCTGTTATAATCTATACCGTTGCTTGATGTAAATGCCCCACGAATTTGTGTAACATTACCTGCAATGTTAATAACATTACTTGCTTCTGAAATATCTAAATAGGAACCAGCATCAACACTCTTGATGCCATAATATGTTACATTGCCTAATGTTCTAGCACCGGCATATATGTTGGTGCCTGTGGTACCCACATCTTCCACTGTGCCTACTGCCGTTGCTGGAGTAATTTCTTGTGCTGAGCCACCTACATAAATGTATGCTTTACTTGTGGCATTGTCGTAATAGATTGCACCGTTTGCTGTTGCACTTGAGTCTGGGACAATCATTGTGCCAGTAAATGTTTTTGTGCCTGCAATAGTGATATTATTTGTTGATGTAACAACATTAGAATCGTCTACATAATAATAACCACCGGCGTTTGGCTCACCAGGCTGAGTATGTTTATAAAACAATCCGCCGCCTTGTCTAGTAAGTATTACAGTGCCTGTAGGTTCGCCTGCATAAAAAGTATTATGAATATCGCTTATGTCTGCATCGCCTAAATCTAATCTTTCTGCGTGTATAACATTTGCAAAAATATCATTGACATGGTGGGTCGTACTACCTATACTATAAGTGTTAGATATGCTTGGTAAAACGTCAGCACTTAGGGTGATTTGATCTGTAAATGTTTTTTCGCCTGCGATACTCTGAGCACCGCTTGTTCTAACCACAGTGCTGTCAACATCTATGACACCAGTGCCGCTTGTATATGTAATACCATCGCCACCACTAAAATGTGCTCTTACTTCTGCAGCACTTGGTCCTGTGTAGGTAAATACGCCGTTTGCATAACTAAATGAGCCGTCACCACCTGAATCCACAGCACTGAAGTCTGAGAACAATAGCATATCATTATCTGTGCTACCGTCATTGCTAAACTGCCATCTGTTTGAACCTTCGTCCCACTTGATGTAGGTATCAGTACCTGTGCTACCACGTTCTACTTTAATTTGTGCATCTGTTGCTGTTGCAACATTACTGTTTAGTATAATTTCTGAATTTTGTACTTGTAAATCTACATAGTTAAGGGAGTTAACATTACCTGTTACAGATAATTCACCGTCAATTGTAAAGCCAGGTACTGTGGCACCACTTAAATCCACTGTGCCAGTAAATGTTTGAGAACCAGTAATTACTTGACTTGCACCACTAATAAGAACATTTGCATTATTAAATTGTAGTTCTCCATTCACAATACCCAATGTATGTTGGTCTAAATAAATTGTGGATCCGCTTAGATATACGTCTTGCCATCTTGCTGAATTACTACCCAAGTCATATGTTACATTTGCACTTGGTATGAGATCACCCTGAATAGTTTGTGAATTAATATCTAGTGTACCACCCAGTTGTGGAGTTGTATCTTCTACAACATTGTTAATGCTAACTGCTTGAGCATCTGTTTGTGCTCTGGCTGTTGTATAATATAAGTTTGTTCCTTCTGTAACATCATCTGTTGTTAAACTTTGACTTATGACACCAGTTGTGCTATTATAATCAATATTGCTGGTCGCACTAAAATGTGCTCTTACATTTAATGGTGCGGCATCTATTCTGGCATTTGCTTCTGTTTGATCTGGACCTATATAGGTTATAACACCAGTAGAACTGCTGTATGACAATGATCCGTCACCACCAGATTGTAAATGGCTAATGTGTGCTCTTACATTTGCGGCTGAATTGTCTATTCTGGTTTGTACTTCTGCTAAACTAGGACCTGTGTATGTAAATACACCTGTGCCACTATTGTAAACAAATGAACCGTCACCGCCAGCATCAGTTGCACTCACATTACCTCTAACTGCTGTAACAAAATCTGTTATGTTGTTAGATGTAATACTGATTGTGTTTTCACTTGCGGCTGTTATTAAACCTTTTCCGTTTACAGTAAATGTGGGTACTGTACTTGCATCACCAAACTCACCTACGTTAGTGTTAACTGTGTTAAACACAATTGGTAAATTAAGATCAGAACTTGCATCAAAAGGCTGAGCTGAGGTTGTTGTTGCGTCTCCGCTTACAGTAAAGTTTCTTGGTACTGTTAATGTAACATTACCTGTGTATAATGGAGCACTGATGTTATGTGAATGGCTTACATTTGCACCAACTACTGCTAGTGTTGCATTTGCTTCATTATACGTTAAATATACATTACTTGACCCTGAACGCAGTACAACTGATCCAGGCATTGCTGCGCCGGTTTCATCTACTCCGTCACCGTTTACTAATAGTTGTTCGCCGTCGTACTCTACAATTTGAAGTGTACTACTTTTGATTAAATCGCGTTGCTCGAACTCACCTTCAATGGTGAGTTTACCTTGAATAATTAATTCTTCATCAGCATTGATATAGGTGCGTTTATTTGCCATTCTCGATTGTTTCCCTTAATTACGGATTATATAGAACTATTTATCACTTTCTATAGGAAGAAATTTTACCCAAGAAAAAGCCCACTTACGTGGGCTTTGACTTTCAGTAAAGTAATTCTTACTGGAATGATACGTTTGCTAATGAAATAGCGTCAACGTAGTCACCTGCGTTACCCAAAGAGCTTGCAGTGTTAGTTAGTTCTTTATAACCATAACGTGTCATAAAGCTAACAACTGGCTCAAATGTAGCAGGATCCATAACTGGACCTGTGCTCATTAGAGGAACGTATGGGCAGTAGAACGCAGGAGCATCTGTTTCAGATGAACCTTTGTAACCAACTAGGATTCTAGCACTAGGATCACCTGAGCTAGCATCTTGTGCGTAGTTGTCTACAAATACTTTTACTGTACCATTTAATGTACCAACAAACTTAGTGTTTGTAGGTGCTTCAAATGAACCTTCTGTTGTGCGAGCAAATGTTGATGTGCTTGCTGACTGAAGGATTGTTAGTGCTTCTGGAGAAACAACAACGTAGTTACCAGCACCGCGGCGTGTTCTTGCTGCGATTCTGTTAGCTGCTCTGTTGATCTCAATAGCTAGTGCAGCGTGACGGTCACCAACATATACGCTTTGACCACTTAGGCTTGAGAAGTCTAAAGTTGTACCAGCGCCTGCTAGTGTACGTAGAGAACCGATAATTTCTTGATCGATTTCAACTACGATTTCCTGTGCTAAAGCAGCCATGATTTCTGACTCAACGTCAACACCATGCATTGCTTCTGCGTCTTGTGCTGCCTCAAAAGTCCAGCGAGCTGATAGACGTCTTGTCTTTGCTTCTACTGTTTCTTTCAAGATTTGAATGCTCATCTTACGACCAGGTGTTCCTTCAGCAGTTGCAGTAGCATCAGGTGAACCTGAGTATGCATTTGCTAGATCAAATGGTGATAGAGCTTCTGTACCGGCAGTAACGCCTGCAGCTGATTCTGCATAACGTACACGTAAAGTGTGGATTTGGCCTACTGGACCAGTCATTGGTTGTACACCAACTAATTCGTTCGCGATAACGCTAGGCATTACACGTCTAATTAGTGGTAACATTACCTTGTTTAATGTTGCAACGTTGCCTGCACCAGTTGCGCCTGTGGTTGCTGCCTCTGACAATTGTCTTTTTGCATTTTCGAGGACAACATCCATAGTTTTTTGACGTTGACCTGTTAGGCCTTCCATCAACGCATCTTTGGTTGCTGACCAGTTGCTTTCAAATAAGTTTGCCATGATTAAACTCCTATTATTTTGAAAGTCCGGCTAATTTACGGATCGTGTCGATCTCAACAACACTCTCCGTGTTGTCATCGGCTTCTGTCTTCACAGACGCCTTTTTATTACCAGTGTGTTCTTTAACTACTGATTCTGTCAATGCTTTCTTTACTCTTGGTGTTTCGCCATCTAAAACAGATGGAAGATACTTATTGAATTGCTTCTCTAAGTTCTCTGTCTTAACACTTTCAAGTAAGTCTTGCATAATTTCTTTCTTCTCTTTGCCTAGTGGTGCTAAAAGACTATTAAGTGTTTCCTTACGGTTATACTTGTCTTCAGCAACTCTTAACTTTGACTCTACCAATTGCTTGGCTTCGCTTTGCTCTGCAATTGCTTGCTTCGCTTCGTTAAGTGCTTTTTCCATTTCGGCTAACTGTTTCTGTACCGTCTTAATTTCTTTCGCTTCGTTTAAGTACGATGTATTGTACTCAGTTGCGAATGCTTCAAAAATTCTACGGCCAAAGTCATTTTCGCGAGCCTTAGTGATGTCGTCTTTAAATGATTTAACTTCATTAGTAATAACTCTGTTAACAACGTTTTCAACTTTGTCAGCAGCTTTCTTAATAAAGTCTTTCTTAGATTCAGCAAGTTGTTTCTTGCCTTCTCTAATCATTTTAACTTTTTGCTCAACTAATGCTTTCTTGTCTTCGTGGAACTCTTTTAGCTCTTCAGCTAATTGCTCGCTCACAAACTCGTCGAGTTTGCCAACGTGCTCTGCTACACGATTACGGTCTGCACGTAGTTCCTTGACTTCTTTAGCAACTTGTTGAGTTACAAAAGTGTCAAGTAGTTTTGCATGCTCACTAATGGCTTTGCGATACTTAACTTGTTGCTCGGCTAAAGATTTTCTATCCTCTGCTAGTTCTGAAATTTCAGCTTCAACTTTAGTTGTGATAAAATTGTCCATTGCTTCCACAATAAGACCTTTATCATGTTCATAACGTTGAGCAAACTCCTCACGGAGTTCTGCTGTAACTTCTTCACGTGCTTCGGCTAGTTTACCTTCCCAAGCTTCTTGAATGCCAGCTTTAACTTCTTCAGTTAACTCTGTGCCTTCAAGTAGTTCGTTAAATGTACCTGCCATAGTAGTCTCCTACTTCTTAAGTTCGTTAATGAAAGCAGTTATCTGCTTCATCAGGTGTTTTTCTGCGGATTTGTCGTGTGTGACTGCAGAAGCGGTATTGTAAATTACACTACCGCCACGCATGTTAAATAAACTTTCATAAATTGTCTTTGGATATGCATCTGGTGCACTGGGCTGGGCCACAATGTCGACTGTAACTATATCAAAGTCAGAAACTTTACCGCTCTGACTTACATTACCGCTACCTCGACTACTTACGCCCAGTTTGGCTCCAGCCTTTAAAAGGCTACGAGCTATATTACCCATAGGTGTGTCTATGATTTTTAGTTTACCCATCCCGTTATTGTCTTCAGTATGCATGTCGACAATAATGTGACTCACACGGTCTAAATTAATTTGTAATTCTTCTGGGTGATCCAGTTCTCCTAGCACAGTTTCACCTGTACTAAGTCTCTTTCGCACACTTTCCACTGCACGTTGGATTTCTTGTTTCGGGTAAACACGACCATTCTGATTTTCAACCTCTCCCTGAATGAACAGGCCGGCCATCATCAAGTCTTTACCGTCTTCAGATTCCATGAGCTTTAGACCCGCATGATCCGAGCTCATATATTCGTATAGTTTACGTGGTCCCATAAGTAATTACTCCTACAATTTATGCCTTTTTAGGCTCAACTTTAATGTTGTCTGTAGGTGTGTGGTCCTTCGCTGAGTCACCTTTAGCGCCTTCGCCACCGTCTTTGGCTTTTACAGGTGTACCTGCGCCTTGTACGGATGTCTTTTTAGGTGCTTTTGTGTATGGTGATTCGTTGCTGTCTGCTTCGACGCCTTTGCCATCTAATGGCTGACGGTCAACATTGTCGCTTAACTTTGTTGCTTCCTCAATCTCTTCAGAATCTGCTTCTTCAGCTTCTTCTAAATCATACTCGACTGACTCCATTTCTTCTTCGCCTTC